CCTTCAGCAGTAGTGCCATCGTGTGTGTGTCCTGAACTTGATGCAAAGGCGGCTAATAACTGATTAAACTCGTCATTAGTATGTGCCGCTGTGATTGTATCACCGTCAGAGTACGAAGACTGTCTTGTGTATGTTGCTCCCATTTACCTTCTTGCTCCTAATTGATATTCCAACTGAAATCCTTTTAATGAGTATGGTGCTGTTGAACCACCATCGTTTACTCTTAATGCTACTGCAAACCCTGAACCTTCTACAGGTTGTCTTACGAGTGGCTGTGATGCACCACCATATGTACCGTAAGATGTAGAAGAACCACCATATGTTGTTACTCCATATACGGCTGCGATATCACTTGAATCTAATGCATATGCCGCAGGTCTTGGTGAATCTTTCGCTTCATAGTCGTACCTTAAAAAAAGGTCTGCGTCTATGGTTGATTCAGGTGCGTAGTTAATAATAACTCGTTGCATGTGTTTACGGATACCTGCATCTCCAAACGTCATATCAGGGCTTCTATACTTTCCGTTTATTGCAGTTCCGTCAAAGTCATTGCCTGATTCTTGTCTATATATGTATCCGTTAGAATAGTCACCGTGTAATATTATAACGTCACCACTTGAAACAAAACCGTCTGTACATGCAGGACGTATACCTCTTAACTCTGAAAACTCAAACGATTGTCCCTTGAGAACACAAGCTACTCCTTTTGTAGCGTTTTGGGCAACAGTAGATTTAGTAAAAAATATTCTGTACTGTGTTTTGTCTGGTATTACTACACTTTCAAACTCTGATGCACTTGATAAGTTTTCATCAAAAATTGATTGTACATTAGAGCTAATTGTACCAAGTTCAACGTCACCAATTCTTGCTGTACCTGCAACGGTTCTTAATCCGTCTGGTCCTAAAAATATCAAGTCACCTGCAAATTCCTGTATCGTGTCTCCGTTAATACAGCCAATGTCTCTTGTAACGGCTGTGACTGCAAAGTCACTTGATGTGCTACCACTTACTTTAAATATTCTGTTTTCACAAAAGATAAATAAATTATCACGGAAAACTTTAAGACCTGTTACTGTGTCGTCAACCTTTATGCTTCCTGCACCACTACCACTATTAAATGCATCTTCGTCAAAGGGTTGGCTAAATACTATTTCTTGTTTTGTTGTAGACTTTCCTGCGTAGAACATGTGGTTCTTAAAAGCTGCCACATACTTTGACCCTTCAATACTGCTTGTACTTGCATCCGTAGCACTAAGAGAACTGTTAAATATAGTTGGGTAATTCGCTCCATCTACAACTACTATCTTATCTGTACCATCAAAGTTAAAACGCTCAAAGTTATATTTACCTGCACTCGTTCTACCTGTATCTCTTTCTGTCCAACTTGAACCACCTGCTGTGGCACTGTATATTTTTGTTCCTCTTGCCGCTAAAACGTAGTCACCAAATGTTGCAACCATTAAAACTTTTTCACTGGCAGAACTTGTATAAGGTACTACGGCACTTACATACTTACTAAAACCGTTTATTCTTCTATATCCACCTTCAATGTCAGGCTCAAAATTTATAAGTTCTAGTGCTTCACCGGGTTGCATCATAAAGGTAGATCTGTTTAAAACTAATCCCCCTTGGCAGTTAAATGCTACTGGTGCAGTTTGAGACTGATCAGGCATGTTACATTACTCTTGCGTCTAAATCAATTACATTCGTTGGCGTTCTTGGTATATATGTAGAACGCATATATTCATACTTATTAACTAATAGCGTCTGCATATTCTTAATTCCTTGCTCAAATCGTGCAAAGTTAAGTTGATACTGGGCTGTTTCCCCTCTATACTGATACACGAAAGCTGTAGCACCATCAACTATAACTGCGTCAAATCGTGCAGGTACACTTGTAGTACTTCCATGTGCAGATAATGATGTTGGATACGTGTAGTAGTCAAACTTTATGCTGTATTTTTTAGTGGGAAAAGGGTAGAGTAAATAGTTATTGTCAGCAGAACGTACAATATAACGTGGTATTCCTCCACCTGTAAATTGTGTAACAGTTGTTCCATTATCGTGAGATGCTGCTGTAGTAGAACTTGCTCCTCGTGTACATCCAGTTAAAGTATTTGAACTTATACCTGTATAAGATATTTGTTCATTGCCTATATATACTGTGCCTGTACTATCAAAGTCAGAAGCACTTGTTAAATCTATTTCTGTTTCAGAAGTATCAATAGCTTCTGCAGCCGTTGTTGAATTAATTTCATCTTCTTGTGTTATATAGTTATTTACATAGTCATTATAATTTAACACAGTTAGTCTACCACCACTCGTACCTAAGTCGCTGTCTTTTACTAATCGTACTGTATTATAATCTACAGTCTTAGTAGTTGATGGCAAACTATATCTTACAACACCTGCTGTAAGTGTTTGCGTAGCTGTTGCATGATTAAATGGGTAATTAAATTCTTTTTGATTTATGTATCGTATAGCTTCATTTACAGCATTCTGTGCTTGTACCTGAATACCTCTAGCTGAACTAAAATTGCTAGATGTTAGTTGTACTTCATTTAATCGTGCTAATACACTGTTAGTTAATGATAAATATGTACCTGACATATTGCCTTCCTATACTAGGATAACTTAGTCATCTCTAAAATAATCCAATACGTTTCTGTATTTGCATGTCCTACAGTAGTAAATTTTATGTCTCCTGTTTTACCACTTCCTGCATTGTTTCTTAATCCACCAAAGCTACTAAAGTCCCAATGTTCAGGACCTCCGTCCCCTAGGTATATCGCTTGTACATCAGATGTAGCGTCCCATAAAACATTTACAGCTAGACCACTGGTTCTAACCCATATCTTATCTATAGTTACTTCAGTACATGTTGAAGCTGAAGTATCATCTGTTCTATGTCCTGCTGTGAAACCACTTACATCTACTTTTGTAACGGCACTTTCTCCTGTACCGTCACTCGTGTTAGTAAACTTCATTACAAGCTTATGTGGTGTGTCTAGTATTGTTTGACTTGTGACTGTATCTGCCATTAAAATAATTCCTTTATGCTAAAATAGAGGGCAAGTCAATCCTGTTACACTTGCCCCCTAAGTTTTAAGTTAAGCTAATTGGTCTCTATCAACCGTATCAGCTTTGCCTGATGCACCTACGTCATTGCAATCAATGACACATGCATAGACTCTTAGCCGTCCTGTAGCAGGAGCAGCACCTGCAATCAAACAGTCAATAGTATCTGTAGTAGATACAAATTGAGTGAATGTTGAAGCTGCACCTGTAGTAACGTCATTTGACTGTCCGTTAGAACCTTCGGCACAGAACCCTGTTGAAGTGATGTCAGCACCATCAATGATGTCGTCACCTGCAGCAAAGTCCATGTCTAAAGTACAACTGGAAGTAAATGCTTTTTCCACTTCAGCACCTGCAAACAATACAAGTGTTCCTGCAGGGATTTCAAGTAGTTGGAAAATGTCTCCATCTGCTCCTGAGTATCCTGCAGTTACCAATGCGTCAATGTCCAAGTAAGCCTGAACCATTCGCATTGCACCCATACCTGTTTGAGAAGGTAATGCTGCAATAGAGTTGGAAGATACACCAGTAGTATCTGATGATGTCATATCATAAGTAGCCATTAGTTATCCCCCCTTAGAATTTTGAAACATAGAATGCACGAGTAAGAGCTTCTGGTCGTAAGATCTTTCGTCCATACAAATGCATACCTCTGACGATGTCAGCAAAGCTGTCAGGGTCACGATATGTCTCGGTTTTGTTGATTTGTTCGGCAGTTGCCACAGCAGAGCCATGTCCTGCAACAATCACACCATAGTGAGTTGATCCAGTAGCTGTTGCTCCTGTAGGACCATTTCCTTTGGCAGGAAGGTTGTTTGACATATACACTTTAAAGCCGTGAAGATTGCTAAAGACCATACCATTTTTGAGTTCATTTGAAGAAGAAACAAAATCACTATTCATAATTCTTGAATCTTCGTCTTTTAGAAGCTCGGCAAATACAGGGTCAATAACTAACCAACGTCCATCCTTATCAACGAATTGTTGGTCAAGTTTCCTTGACATTCTAGCTAGAACAGCCATTGGAGAAGCATGAGCAGTTGTTGTTACAACACCATCTCCTGCACCTCTTGGTTGAACTACGATAGAGTTATTTGCAGTACCACCATTAAAGTCGTTTGCATCAACTAACATAGAGTCAAGCAATTCGTTTGTTCCTGCAGATGATACAGCTTTAGTACCAGATACGGTAGTATTAGCTGCACTAGCTACAGAACTTAATGAAGACTGCTTCCACCCTGCCAGATAACCAAGAACTTCTTGGTCGTACTGATCGGCAAGTCTATATGCAGCCCTATCGGATGCTAGACTTTGAAAATTCACATGACTGTGAGCTTCCTCAATGTCGTCAACTTTAAATGCAAAATAGTTTGCTTTGTCAACAACAAGGCTGAAGTCCTCGTCATCTAAATCCTGTGGAGTGATTTGAGTGCCACGAGCATACTCTTTAACAGTAATCTCTGGCTCTTTGATGATTTTTACGGTATCACCCATTGCTGATATTTCACCGAAATAGTCAGAATTGGTTATACCTTGAACAACAGATGACTTACGGAACGCAAGTTGCACCTGTTTGGAGTAGATTACTGGTGAAAAATTACCATTAGGTAAATTACCGTAACCTGAAGCAGTTTGAAAAGCCATAGTAAATCCTCCTTACTTTTCAAGGTAACAGATACAAATTACAATTACTGATACAGGGGCTAATTTATTACTAGGTGCAGTTGTACATACTGGGCTAGTTAAACTAGGTGAGTCTAATCACATTGTTCTTTGTGAGTTTACATACACTTATAAGTATTCCATAAAGGGGTTATAAGTGTATATAGGTTAGTATATGTATAGTTATATACATAATTCTTTAATTGTCAACACTTTTTTTATCTAGCTGAACCAGAAACGTCATAAACGAACTTTCCAGTACGTATTGCTTCCATAACTTCTTCTGATCGCTTCTCATATTCAGCAGCAGACATTTTTTGTACTTGTGACTCTTTCAAATAATTAGATTCATCATTTGATTGAGGTTTAGTACGTGATGACTTAGTGTTAGTTGCAAATGCAGCATCTTTTGAATTACTTGCTTTCTTCTTGTCTATACCTTTATCAGCTTTATACAAGTCAATAGCACGAGATGCAGATTTTGCGTCAGTATCATTATCATACAAGGCTTGTTGAACCCATTTAGGTTGTTCTTCAGCCCAATTATGAAATTCATCGCTTTCTCGTATTTCAGCAAAATCAGGATGAAGCCTTAATAGTTCAACTTCAGCTTTTTCCTTTGTAGCTGAATGTTGCATTTCATCAATCTGCTTTATTCTATCCTCTAGGTCTTTTGCCTGTTCACGAGATTTTTTAATAGCTATTGTTTCAACGACAGCAGCAATGTCAGGATATTGCTTTGTCCATTCCTCAATGTCTTCATCAGACTTAGGAAGTTTTATTTGTTTTTTAGTAGCACTATCAAGCTGTGTTCTAAGCTGATTAATTTGCTCTTGTAAATCATTTTCCTTTTGTTGAGCATGTCTACGCAAATCACCATAGCGTTTTTTAAACGTCTTTTCTTCTGCAGTAGTAGGTTCAGGTTCTTTTGCTTCCTTTACCTCTTCCTCTTCTTTTGCTTCACCTTTTTGTTCAGCTAAAAGTTTTTCTAATTCGTCTTCGTCTTTTTTAATGCGTTGCTCGTTTGTGTACTTACGAGATGCTAATGCCATTACTTTTTTAGGAGTAGCGTCCTCTGTCATTACTTCTGCTTCTGCCATATTACTTGCCTTTCGTTAGGGCTAACTGTTGCCGTGTGTTTCGGGGAGTTAGGTAGCCAACATATTGTGAACTTATTTTTTCTTTTTTGATGAAGCTAGTCCACCCTTCTTCATTCTTTTTGGTTTAGCTTTGGGTTTAGCTAGACCACCTTTGTTTGCTGAAAAATTTCCTCCTGCAGGACCACTCCAAAAATCTTCTGCTGCAGTGGGTACTCCATGTATTTGTCTTTCTCTTTCTGCCATACTTAAACTAGGATCACTATAAGCATCTCTAGTACGTTGTGCTACTTGTTGTTCATTCTTTATTATTCTATCCATAATAGCAGGGGTAACTTGAGCATTTGGGTCTAGTTTTCCTGTTCGTGGATCAACACTTCTAACTACAGGAATATCTTTTCCAGTCTTTTTGTCTTTTCCTGTTCGTATGCCACGTAAGGCTTTATCCATTGGATCAGTAACACTTTTAAAAGCAGTAGGAAGAGGTGACTGAGCTTGAATAGACCTTGCATCTGTATATTTTTGTAACTCTTCCATGCTTAACGGTTTATTTCTTTCTGCAGACTTTGGAGATGCTAAATCTTCTAGCTCTTTTAATGTTTTTCCTGCATCTGCTACTTTTTCTCTTCGTTGTACATACGCAGATTCTGGATCTAATTTTCCTTTTTCTGCCGCTTTAGAACTAAAAAAACTCTTAATAACGCCTGTAAGTGGACTTAGTATACCCGATAGTCCTGTACCACCTTCTCTTGATGCGTTTATAGCTTTTTCTATTTGATCTGCAGATGGCTCACTACCTAATCTATTCTTTAATGCAAATCTAACTTTATCATATGTGGGTAAATTATAGTATTGTTGAAATGTTATTTTTGCATTTTCAACATTTTTTAAATCCTCATACTCTTTTACTAAATTATTAAATGTAGATTCCTGTAATCTTATTGGTACACCATCCTTATTAAATAGTGCAAACTCCTTGCCATAAGGTTTGTTAGTTTGTGGGTTTATATTTTTTGCTAATATATCAGTATCCTGAGACATTTCTACTGTAGGTCTAGCTTCAGGTTGTCCTGTAAATGGATCTATTACTGGCTCAGTAAATCTTCCTGTTTGAGAACCCCCACCTGTATCGCCTGAATCTGTTCCTGTTGTTACTCTGCCTGAAGGTCTTGTATCAAGTTGTTGCTCAGTAGGTGTATCATCTAAAACATATCCCTCTGGTAATGGAAACATTGGCTCGTCCCCATCATAAGGATGCATCTCAAAATCTTCTGGATTGTCTGGGTTGACTATCTTTTTAAGTGTTACTTGTCCACGAGTAGGTGTACCCTCTAATGCATCTTTTATCTCTTGCTTTTCTTCTTCAGTGTATTCTGTTGGCTGTGTTCCTGCAGTTGTTTGACTTGTAAATCTTGGGTCATTTAATAAACCACCTGTTTGTAATCCTACTACACCACCTTCAGCTTTTTCTTCTTTATCTTCTTCTTTCATCTCGCCTGTTACAACAACCAAGTCTGCCATTTCAAATGGAACATCATCGGGTATCTCAGCTTCGTCTGGATTACCTAACTGTCCCATTTTTTCCATCATCTTTAAGCCTTGCTTGGCATCTTGACGCATCTTCATTAGATTGCTTAAACCAATAAAACGAACAACATCAGCAGGAAATACAAACTCTCCTTCGCTTAACATCGCAGGTATATCATCTTTGACTTCATCTTCTAGTGATCCAGAAGGAACTTCGTTACCTGATGTTGGCTCTACTTTTCCTCCATCATCTTGCATTCCACCTTCCTGCATGAAAGCCATTTCCATTTGATTTTCCATTATTGCTCCTCCTTCAGCCCTAGCTAACGGTTTCTTAAATGAATAGTACCTACCATCTGTTCCTTGTACTATTCTATAACCTAATTCTTCATCTGCTTTTACTGTTTTATGAAAAGTAGGATGGTTCTTTCCCTTTAATATCATTCCAGTTTCAGGCACTCTACTTTGATAATGTCCACTTTTATCAGGTTTTATATTAAATTTATCAGCAGTTTCAAAATCATATCCCTCTCCTTGGGGATCAAATCTATTTTCTAATATTTCTTTAGCTTTTTCTGCAGATATAGGCTTCATTTCAACATGTATAGCATTATCAAGTTTTTGTAACGCTTCTCTTCCCTCTTTAGTAGGTAAAGCTTTTGGATAATTTTTACCACTTTCTTTTGCTCTTTTTATAGATTCTTGTATACTTCTTTCTTTTCCGTCCCATATAGTTGGTATTAATGTTTCTACACCATCTATTTCAACTATTCTTGTTTTTACGGTAGATAAAGAACCATCTTTATTTTTAACTGCTTTTTTCTCTGCTATATTTCTAAAATGATGTTCGGTTATAGCATTAGTAGAACCACTTGAACCATCTGCAAATTTAAGCTTTTCCATTAGAATTTACTGCATCCCTTAACTGCCGTAGTCTGCGTAACATTAAAATAGCTCCCTGCGATCTGTGCAGTATAACTAAATCATTTGTTTGTTCCATAATAGCGTGGTTTTGTGCTATTAGGTAATTAACGTATTCACTGAAGCCGTCCCATTGGTCCTTGTTGTTGACTAGGGGCTTGAGCTTGCTCAGTAGCTTGTTCTGGAGGTCGTTGACTTGGTTGTTCATTTCCTGTAAATCCTTGTTCTTGTGGCATTGGTACTTGCCCTGTTCCTATAGTCGCACCACCTGCTCCTGTGGGGTCCATTGGGTTTGCTCCTGCAGGTGCTGACTGTGGTTGTGGGGGCTGTTGCTGTTGGAATTTCTTCATTATCTCTGCTTGTAGTGCAGCTTCGTCCATGTTGTTGGTTACTTTCTCTGGATCTAAGTCCAGTGACTTAGCTATCTCTCGTATTACGTATTGAAACTTTGCAAACGGTGCAAGCGACTGATTACTTGCCACTTGTAGAAATTGCATAAGTCTTTGACTACGCACTTCGTTTGCCATTAAGCTTTCTGTACCTCTAGCTTTAACTTCTAAATCACCTTTAGTGTTTTTATCAAAGTTAAACTGCATGTTAAATCTAAACAGTCCTTCACCTAAAGGTCTAAGCAAGTAATCGTCTACATTTTTTATAACATTCTTTACACCACCACTCGCTGCGTTCATAAGCATAGATATACCTGATGCAGTTCGTCCTACACCCTGTACACCCGTTTGTCCATGAGCAAAGCTTGGCAGTCCTGTACTTTCGTCTGCAAGCACTCGTGCTTTATCAAACAGTTGCATGTTTTCGTTTGATACGTTTGGAAACTTTGTACCAAAAATAGCTTGTCCGGGAGCGCCGCCTTGTCTTCTAAAGATTTTTCCGGGATATACACTCAAGTCCTGTCCGGGAACTAAGTTGGTTTCATCTATCTCTATAAGCAGATTACCTGACATTACAGCGTTATCAACAGCCATTCGCATAAAGCCGTTCATCAATGTCTGTGTATCGTCCATGTTTTCTGCAATACCCACACCAAAAAAGCTGTATGGGTTAAGTTCATAAGGTGCAGCCATGTAAGGTATAGTAGCAGGTTTAAATGGATTTAACACCATTCTTAACACTTTGCCATTACATATCCATATGTTAGCTTGTATTTCATCATAATCTGATAGCTCACTAGGTACATCTACTCCCTGATCTATGAGCATTTGTGTGTCACACATTCCCCAATACTCTAACACTTCATATCGTGCTATTGCATGTTCAGGTGAGTAATCAGATAAGTCATCTTCCCAATATTCTTTGTTATAGTTTTCGCCTAGTGCAATCGCTTCATCTATTATTGTACCTCTAAAATGAGGTCGTTTCTTTAATGCACGTAGCTGTGACCTTGAAAGTTTGTGTCTCTCTATTACATACTGTGCTTCATCCATATTGTTTGCATCAGGATCAGGAAAGAAGTTCCATACTGACACATGTGAAACTTGTGGTACTGTTT